GTAACTTTCGACCCCCAAAATTTTACTAGGCACAAAATTTACAATGTAGTTACAAAATCGCCCAATATAACAATTTGGTTACAAAATCTATTCTCAATAAGAATACAAATCCTAATAAAAATGCGGAATTATAACATGACTACAAATGTTTTGCTAATGTAACCTTAAGTAAGTTACAAAAAATTTGTATGGCACTTATCAGTAGGTCAGAAGCAGCAAGATTAAAGAAAGTAACACCACAGGCGGTATATAAAGCAATCAATCAGGGAAGGATAACGCCTGTAGTTGATAATGATGGAAAAGTTATGTTAGACAAAGATGCGTTTGAGGTAGATTGGGAAAAAACCTATCACCCTCCATCTATAAAAAAAAACAACTACCATAAACCACGCAAAAAAACGGTTGAATTAGATATACCTACTTACGAGGAGAGTCGTGCAAGAACGGAATATTTAAAAGCAGAATTATTAGAAATAGAGCGTAAACAAAAAGAAAAAGATCTTGTAGATAGTAAACAAGTAAAGGCAGCCTGGTTGCAGTTGATAACTTTAACCAAGACAAAAGTATTAGGTATACCAAGTAAAGCAAAACAGCGAATACCAGATCTCGATGTATCTGCTATGAATAGTTTGGAAGATATTGTGAGAGAGTCACTGGAGGAAATAGCTGATTCACAGAATGCATGACAAATATACAAGAATTAGAAAATTTTGCATTAGAGGCATTTAGACCACCAAAAAAACTTAGCCTAAGTGAATGGGCTGATCAATATGCCTATCTTTCCGCAGAAAGTTCAGCAGAGGGTGGTAGATGGAAAACTTTGCCATATCAAAAAGGAATTATGGATGCGATTACTGATCCTAATATTGAGCAAGTAACGGTAATGAAGTCAGCAAGAGTTGGATATTCTAAGATTTTAAACCACGTTATTGCATATCATATACATCAAGATCCATGTCCAATTATGGTTGTGCAGCCGACAATTGAGGATGCAACTGGATATTCAAAAGAGGAAGTTGCCCCATTTTTAAGAGACACACCATGTTTGCAAGGTTTGGTATCAGAGGCAAAAGCAAAAGATGGGCAAAATACATTATTACAAAAACAATTTCCAGGTGGTACTTTAGGATTAGTTGGAGCAAATTCTCCAAGAGGTTTTCGTAGAGTTAGTAGACGTATTGTTCTTTTTGATGAGGTAGATGGATATCCAGTTGGTGGTGCAGGTACAGAAGGTGATCAGATAAAACTTGGTATAGCAAGAACTGAATATTATTGGAATAGAAAAATAGTTGCAGGGTCTACTCCAACTGTTGAAGACTTTTCACGTATTGAAAAATTATATAAAGAATCAGATCAGCGTAGATATTTTGTACCTTGCGTTAAATGTGGTGAAATGCAATATCTTGAATGGAAAAATATAAAAACAAAAGGAGATGATGTTAGTACAGCATCATATTGTTGTAAATCTTGTGGTGTTTTAATACCACATAGTAAAAAACGATGGATGATTGAACGAGGAGAATGGAGACCTACTGCGGAAGGCAATGGTAAGCACGTAGGTTTTCATATATGGGCAGGTTATTCTTATTCGCCAAATGCATCATGGTCAAATCTAACAGAAGAGTATTTGGCATCTAGAGAAAATCCAGAACAATTACGTACCTTTATAAATGTTGTTTTAGGAGAGGTATGGCAAGATGAATATGAATCAAAAGTAGGTGCTAGTGCATTAATGCAAAAAGCAGCTAATGAAAAATATGACAAAGGCATACCACCTGAAGAAGTATTAGTATTATTGGCTGGTATTGATACACAGGATGACAGACTTAGTTTGTCTGTTTGGGGGGCTGGTAGAAATGAGGAATTTTATCTGATAGATAGAGTGAAAATATACGGTTCGCCATCTAGATCAGATGTTTGGAAACAATTAGATGAGATATTACAGACACCATATACAAATGAGAATGGCATTAAGATGCGTATTGAAATAGCTGCAATAGATACCGGAGGACACTTCACTGATGAGGTATATAACTATGTCAGAGAAAGAAGTAAGCTAGGAATGATCGCAATAAAAGGTAGTGCAAAATTGCGTAATGATGCTTTTATAAGCAAGCCCAATAAAATAGAATATGGGTCTACAGGTAAAACTAGAAAAAGTAGTGTTCAGTTATTTTCTGTTGGTGTAAATAAAATAAAAACACAGATGCATCGTAGGTTAAAAGAAGCAGAACCAGGCAAAGGTGCTTTGCATTTTTATCCTACAATCACTACAGATTATTTTGAAGAATTAACAGCAGAAAGAGAAATAAGAAAACAGAAGAATGGATATATGTATGATCGTGTTTGGGTTAAAAAAAATGGTGTGCGAAATGAGGCTTTAGATGAAATGGTTTATGCTTATGCAGCCTTGCATCGTTTATATCAAATTTATGATAGAAGAACTTTATGGGATCAATTACAAAAACTATATGATAAACAAAATAGTGACTCCACACGAAATAAAGCTAAAATAAGACGAAAGAATGTACAATCTGATTATGTTACTAATTGGTAGGTATTATGAAAAGTTCTGATTTGCCTTCTGTAATTACAGCAGGTACAAAAATACAATGGCAAGATGAGAATACAACAGTACCAATAAATGAAAATGTTACCAGTGCAGAGTGGACATTAAAATATTATTTTAGGACAACAAGCAGTCGTGGTGTAATAGTAACTGGGAGTGCAATTGATACAGGATGGTCTTTTACAATATCAAGTACAGATTTTACAAATCAGGATGTTGGTAAATGGTCTTGGTATGCTCAATTAGTGAAAATTGCTGATGCTACAGATAAAAGAGATTTTGGTTCTGGAAATTTAACTATTAAGCCAAGTTTAGCTTTTACTACTAATCCGACAGCGATTGATACAAGAAGTGAATCAAAAAAAGAATTAGATACTATAAGTGCAGCAATAAGAGCTTTAGGCAAAAGTAGAGCAAAAGAATATACTATTGGAGATAGAACATTTAAAAGTATTGATATGAATGTATTAATAGCTAGAGAAAGTCAATTAAAAGTTATTGTAAATAGTGAAGATCGTGCTGCACTAATAGCACAGGGTTTAGGAGATCCTAAAACTCTTTACGTTAGATTCTAGGAGTAAAAATGGGTTTAATTAATGCATGGAAAGGCTTTTTTACGTCAAAACAAGACATATTTGAGCAAAAACCTGTAAAAAGACGCAAAAGATCGTATACAGGTGCAAGAGTAGACAGATTATCCGCTAGTTGGGTTACTAATCAGACATCAGCAGATCAGGAATGGCAGCAGGGCATTGTTAAATTAAGGTCTAATATTCATGACTTGATACGTAATAATAATTATGCTGCACAGGCAATCAGATATTCTACAAATCAAGTAGTAGGTACAGGTGTAAGATTACAAGTACAAATTAAGAAGCAAAGAAATAATGAATTATATACAAAACTAAATGAACAAATAGAAAATCAATGGTCTATGTGGGGTAGGAAAGATAGCTGTGATGTGAGAGGTGTATTGTGTTTTTCTGAATTAGAAAGATTAGCTGTTAGATCTATGATTGAAAGTGGCGAAAGTTTTATAATCATACATCGTAAAAGATTTGGAAGAAGTAAAGTTCCATTTGGTTTAGAGGTAATAGAAGCAGATCAGTTGGATGAGGATTATAAAGGTAAATTGTCAGATCCTAAAAATGTGTGGCGTTTAGGAATAGAAATGGATCAATATCAACGTGCAGTAAATTATGCTTTTTTAACAAAACACCCAGGAGATAGTAATTTTGCTGCCCCATTAGGTCAAAAACGACATATTATTGTTCCAGCAAAAGATGTAATACATTTATTTATCCCACAGAGGCCAGGTCAAAATAGAGGCATACCTTTTTTAGCTAGTGCTGTCAGTCATCTAAAACAATTGGATGGCTATATCGAGGCAAGTTTAATTAGATGTCGTGCCAGCAGTGCTTTGATGGGATTTATTAGCACACCAGAAGGTGAGTTAGATCCTGGTGGTGAAGTTTATGATTACGATAGAGTGACAAGTTTTGAGCCAGGTCAATTTAAATATCTAGAGCCAGGTGCAAATGTAACTATTCCTGATATGGATAGTCCCCATGGTGAGTTTGATCCTTTTGTTCGTACAATGTTACGTAGTATGGCAAGCGGTCTAGGATGCAGTTTTGAGGCAATATCATCTGACTACAGCCAAAGCAATTACAGTTCTAGTCGTTTGGCAATGATACAAGATCGTGATCATTGGCGAACAATACAGCAAATGTTAAAAGAAAATTTTTATCAACCAATATATGAGGCATGGTTAGAGATGGCTGTAATGAATAATGTACAGCTACCTACATATGAAACAGAACCAGAAAGATATGAAAAAGTTAGATGGGTTTGTAGAGGATATAGCTATGTTGATCCACAAAAAGAAGTACAGGCACAACGTGATGCAATTAGATCTGGATTAAAAACGCTTTCAGAATGTATTGCTGAAAATGGTGGTGACGTAGAAGAATTGCTTGTACAAAGACAGTCCGAACTAGCTAAATTAGATACTATGAATATAGTTACAGATTCTGATCCTAGTGCTACAACACAAACAGGTGGATCGCAATTTAAACCTGTTGGTAGTATTGATCCATTTGGTGATACTTTAGAACCAACAGGTGAGGATGCCGAAAATGTATCGGAGGAAGCAAGTGGCAACTATTAATGGAACTGAAATAGATTTAATGCCAACTGCTGGTATGAAAGAAGAGGCACAGAGATATAGAGATTGGAAAAAAGAAGGAAAAGCAGGTGGTACAGAAGTTGCAAGAAGAAGAGCTACACAAATACTTAGTGGTAGCGAATTAAGTCCACAGGTTGTTGTTGAAATGTCAGCATGGTTTGCGAGGCATGAAGTAGACAAACAAGCAGAAGGTTTTAGTCCTGGTGAGGATGGCTATCCTTCAAAAGGTCGTGTAGCATGGGCAGCATGGGGTGGCGATGCTGGAAAAAGTTTTTCAGATCCAAAATCCGCTAGAATAAAAGAGTTACGTTCTATGCCTGTG